TTGTTTGCTAAGCTCCCACGGCAGCCCCCCTAGTTACCTAGAGACCTGGAGCCACTCCACCGAAGTGGAGGTTAAAACCCACGCTAGCGAGGCGTGAGAGTGTCCGGATTGCCGGACCCTTGGATGTTACAGCAGAAACGTTGCCACTATTGCTAGAAAGAATCTTCTACCGCTTAAATATAAACACAGTACGTATTGTGTAGTTCGTTGCATGGATTAGGAATGGCCGAAGGTAACCAGCCTTCGTACGTTAATAACGGTACTGACGCTTGATGCAAGCAAGCCACTACCATTCCCTCATTTCCGACCTCTACTCAATACTATACAAACACTAACATACATATTTATTTATTTATTTTATTTCCATTGCGGTTGGAAAACTTAATCTTGCAAGAGAAGCGCTGGAAAAACCAACGAATACTTGCTGACGCCTCGATCATCATCGAGGCGATTTGCGGCCTATGGCCGCGGTGTCGGTGAGACCGACACGGTTTGCCGTCTATGACGGCAGGGTCGTCACATGGTCGACCCAACCTATTGGGTGGTCCCGATTAGGGATGCACCAATAGACACAATATGAGCCATAAAGTTCCAATATCCAGTCGCTGTTGTGGCCGTGGCATATACCAACTGCCCCGTGGCACCAGTTTTGGCGTTTGGTAGCGAAGAATAAAGCACCAAACTAGTGTCGCGCACTAACCCAAAGAGGGTGGTGCCTTCCGCTAGCGTGATGGCTGAAGCCGTGACGCCCACAGTTGTAGATGTGAGCGCAGAGGCTACCGTGACCTTCGAGACAGAAGCCCATGACGTAGCACCAGTTGGAAAGGAACTGTTGGTCTGTCGAAACACCATGCGAAACACGGTGCCGTTGTTGTACCCAGTTAAGGTTGTTTGATTCAAGACAATTGCGTCTGAAATGGCGTTCACTGCAGAGTCATCTACACACTGCACGAAGGTGCACGGCCCCAAAGAGTCTGGGATTGATGATGAATGCGGTTGATATACCGGGTCCATAAACTCAACCACATAGTCAATTAAGAGAGAACCGGCTATCAATGTTGTGTCCGACCATCCATACACTTGTATCTCTTCCATAATATTGTCGTCAAAATCGGTTTCCGATATGAAATCAACATTGCGCCACGTATTATCACATGTGATTTCAGTGGTCGCAGCCTGCCAAATTGGTGTCAATATGGCATTGCTTTGAGTCAATCCTCTTGCCAAAAAGCTCGAGGTGGCAGAGTTGATGAACGGCATATTCATATTCTTGGAGGAGAGCATCATGACTTGTCCCTGAGCACTTGTGGGTACCGCTGGAATGTACCGGGCAATAATGGACCTAAACCGGTATTTCTCATGGCACTTAGCATGGGCACCCAACACTGCACTCTGGAATAAAGCAGGTGTTAAAGGACACATGCCAGAAGCTCCAAAGGCAGAGTTGTTTACCACGTTAACTGTGCAGCCAAACTCACGGCCGCTTACCGTAATGGTATTGCCGTTTCTGCGTGTGATAGGCTTAAATTGTCCTAACTGGTACCCAGACGCTGCTGGAATATTGGATTGTGTGATTCTATTGGGCTGTGTGGAATTCCCATTGGGTTTGGAGGGCATGTTGGCCCCCCGCAAATTTCCCTTCTTGGGAGTATTTTTATTTGGCATTATAGTTCTCGAATTTGGTGGATTGTTAGAACTATCGAAGGCCCTAAGCTGCCTCTGGAGAGCGACCGCTGCGGCAGCAACCGATCGCTTGACACCCTTGAACTGATTGGAACGGACAAACACATCGTCTGCCTCGTTCAAATCCATCCCAAGTGCATAGGCTGCGTCATGCAGCCTGCAAGTTACATCAAAATCATCGATGGCCGGCTTGTCACCGACCACCGATGATTGATACTCTCCATTGGACCACCCAGGGCCACAATAATTACCGTGATAGTACATGAAAGATGGTGTTGTAATTAATATGACTATCGACGCCCACTGCCGACCCATGTTTGAACTCATAGGCGTCATAGTAACGCTCCAGTCCAACCTGCTGGTCGGGCGTAATGCCCCAAGCTCTGAATACGTTCAGTCTAGCTTGTGCAGTGGGCTCTTTCAAATGCCTATCTACACCGATCCCTAGTAGATACATGCCGGAGTGTTGGTTAAGTTGGGTAGCAACTTTGCTAACCACGCCGCATCCCAACGCAATCAATCGCCTATAGAAATTTTGCATGATGGGAATGCCGCCAGTAAGCGACAACCCACCCTTTCCGACGGCAGTCATCCATGCTTTGAGTGCTTTCTCGGTAGATACGTCCACTGTAATCAATGTGTCTTTGCGTAATGCAACATTGATATTGCGGACCATAATAATCTGATTATCACCATACTCTATAGGTCGCATTTGACAAAACTCAATTTCAGGTAAAGAATACACGGGTTTTTCCGTTGTCATCCTAAACCCCATTTGGTAAAACCAGTCATCCAAGGATTGCAAGAAGACGTGTTCATCCTCGCTTTCCATCATAACTACGCAGTCATCACCATTGTTCATAAGTTTCACTTTTACTCCCTTTTCTGCCGCATAAGCATGTACCAAACCGCACATCAGCAAACAATTACCGAGTGCAGTATTCATGTCTCCACTTGCTCTCCGCCCTACTACCTTATATGATAGGTGACCATCTTTACACCGGGCGCCTCCGCGCTGGTATACTTGATGTCTCAACATTGTGCGTAACTTCTTGCACCTATATATGCGGTTGTAAACTGAGTGTTCCCACTCCAATGCCTCCTTGCTCACATGCATGTCGAACTTCACAGCATCCAGCCCAATTGCAACTGGCCTGTTGAAGCTATTCCACTTTCCACGCATTATTCGCCCCACTTGCTCTACATTATACCCCTTGATCACGGTTGGCCCATCACCAAAGACTTTATCAATGGCTTTGTAGACTCTATGCTCAATTGGTTTAATGTATGCAGCGAGACAAACATTGTAAACAGGGTCCCTAGGTTGTATGCACCTAGGAGCTTTATCCGGGCTGACCTTTTCCATTTTCACGAAAGCCTTCAACCACGGATATGTCTTGCACCAGCCTAGCATCTGATATCTATCCTTGGCGTTCAGGTAAATGGTTCGCTTACGGCCCTGATACATCTCGACCACTTGGTCAAGGGA